CAGATATAACACCAGCCAAGGCTATCCATATATTTTTCTCATCCATTGTTAAATTATTTACCTTGTCCACGATATTTCTTTTTATATCCTACTTGTCCTTTACTTGCATTTTTACTATGCACTCCTTTTCTTTTTTTTTTCGGCCTTCCTAATATGCTGATGGAATATCTCATACAGGCATAGGTTCTGACCATTCACTAGAACTCATCAATTCAAGAGCCTCTTCGTGAGTCATTACACTACCTACAATAGGTAAACTTTTATTTGTAATAAATGAAGGTGTTACACTCCACGAAAGTAAGCCTTGAGTATTAGCTAAATTTCTTCGCATTGTTTGTGCTGATGATTGATTAACCTGTGAAAAGATTACTTTGTCTGTATTCTCTAAATTAATTACTACGTATTGTCTCATTTTTTTATTTTTTAATATTTTTAACTAGGCACATCTGTTGATAAAGCGTCTACGCCCATTCCATAACTAACGGCATTTCCTGTACTGTAAGGAGCATCGCCCACTATATTATCAGCAGACCCCATAGAATTTGAAATTCCATTTCCACTTGTAGCAACTCCATTTACTATCGAATCTTCTGCTGGTCCTAGATTAGTTCCCTCTCCATTGTTAGTTCCTTTTTCATCAAGTACAGTCCATTTAGTACCGTCATAACTCATATTTTCACCTAACTGCCACCAGCTAACTAAATTTGAATAAGCACTGTGATTATTAAGATTAGATGGCTTGCCTTCATTGTAAATTTCTGTTATTTGTGTAGACGTTAAAGCTGCGTTCCAAATTGATACATTTGAAAGCTGACCATCCAAATCTCTTCCTAAATCAACACTACTACTACTTGTTATTGTTGTGACGTTTCTAAACGCTGTAGAATTATTATCTAATGAATTATTTATATATAAGTTTAAACCACTTATAGTATTTGAACCATCATAAGTAAAAAGTGCATGATGCCAAGTATCTACAACTAAAGGTGAAGAATCTACAAAGAAAAACGCAGAGCCTGATTGAGCAAAAATAATTCTTATACTTTCATTAGGTAAAACTCTAAATTGAAAACCTTTTATTAATGGTTCAAAATTTGATATAATAGTTCTGTTTGTAGTACCACTTCCAAATTTTACCCAAGCTGAAATACTAAAACTATCTCCTATTTCTAACATAGAATTTAAGGTTGTTCCACAATCTATATAGTCATCAGTTACATCAAAATCTAAAGCGTACCTAGAATAAGGAGTGGTAATATTTAAGTTAGATTGAACTAAGTTAGCAGCAGTCATTCCGTTTGATGTTCCTGTATTTGAATTAGAACTATCATCAGGGATAGACCAGTTACTACCATCAAAAGTTGCTGATGCATCTAGTTTCCACCAGCCTTGTAAAGAAGTAAAGCCGCTCATACTACTTAAAGGAGTTCCATTATTGTAAAGAGTTTGTACTGAGTTAGAACCTGTTGCTGATAAAGCTGTGTTAAATATTTGAACATTTGATATTTTCGCCCTTGCTTCTAAAATAGTTGTAACTGTTGATAAAGCTCCGATTGTAGCGTTTTGAGATGTAATGTTTACTGTAGTTGAATCTGTTACTTGTGTAGATATATTATTAACATAAAGTTTTGATGTTGTTTCGTCGTATGTGCCTAAAACATGATACCATTTATTAAGTTGAATATCACCTCCTCCTTCATCTCCTTGCTCTATAAATGTTATATTATTAATTCCCCATTGGAATTTCTTTGTTAAAGAATTATAGTATATGAATATTCTATTATTATTATCATTTCTATTATCATAAATTAAACTATTTGTATTAGAAGTCATTTTAACCCAAGTACTAACAGTTATATTTGAATATCCATAGCTTTGATTTAATGAAACAGATTGATTTAGATTTCCAGTTGGATTAAATGAAAATACATAATCTTGCAAAGCTCCATTAGGCACTAAATACTCTGAACCGTTAAACGCTGCTTTTTCACCTAGTTTGTAATATGCTACTGGCTTTGGACTTATACTCATTGGATTACCTACTCCATCAGTTGAGTTACCATATAAACTTGTAATTTGTGAAGCTGAAAGTGCATAGTCAAAGATTGCAACGTGGTCTAGTTTCCCATTAAAATTCAAATTACCTGATGAAGTTTGTGCGCCAATAATTAAACTGCCAGCATTGTATGTAATACCTGAACTTGAAGTAGTTTGAGAATATAAAGAACCGTCAACATATAGTTTTAAATTAGTACCATCAAAAGTTGCAGCAGCGTGATGCCAGTTATTATCCATTACAGAACCAGCAACAGGTGTTAAAACCCAAGTAGAACCATTATAAATAAAAAAAACTAATTTATCAGTAGAACCTCCAGTGTAAAGTGCATAACCTTGAAACCCTGAATTTGCAACTTTTGATACTAAATAAGTATTGTTAGCTGCTTGTGTACTACCTTTAAACCATATTGACACAGTAACATTTGAAGGTTCTAAATCACTTGCTTGTGCAATTTCAATAAATTCAGAACTCCCATCAAACTGCATAGAATAGTTTGATACTTTGCTACTGTTTGAGCTTTTAGGCATACGCCAGTTTCTATTGTAAAATTCTGTACTCATCTATTCTCCCATTTTATACCACGCTTTCAAATTACTTGAACTCGCATTAGTTAAACTTGTTAAATCATTTGGTTTACCTGAACCACTAGGCTGCTCGTTAAATATCTCTGTAACTGCATCACTGCTTAAAGCTGAATCCCAAATTGAAACCTCGTCTATATGGCCTTCAAACAGAAAGCTATTTTGGTTTGTTTTACCTATTAAAATATTCTGTGTAGAATTATATATATTTCCAGATGTTCCAGTCGCTTCTAAAACACCATCTATATATAGTTTATGGTTTGTCCCATCATTAGTACCTGTAAAATGATGCCAATTATTATCGTTAACATTAGTAGTAGAATGAATTTGTAATTGTGTACTTCCGTTAATTGAAACCCAAAACGACAAAACACCTGTTGACTTTGTTACATAAACACTCCAAGCAGCATCTCCTGAAATCCATTTTGTAATGATATTTAAAAAAGTGTTAGTCGGATTGCTATCAATTTTGAACCAAACTGATATTGATATGTCTGTTGTCAATTGTAATTCAGTTGAGTTTTGTATTTCAAAATATGAATCCACTCCATCAAAGCTAAATGACCTAGTTGAAGCATAAGCTGCACTCGTAACAGATAAACTAAAATCTGCACTAACACCATCAACAGTATATGTAACAACGTGAGCTGCAATAGTAGAGGCACTTAAATTAATTTCACCTGTTGAAGTACTAACAAACACTAAACCACTTGTACCACTAAACGTACCGCCTGTTGTTCCTGTTATAGTTGGAGTAGGATTTGAATCCGCTTGTGTGAATGATGCTGCTGAATAACTAAAGGCAGCACTCACACCAATTAGAGCAGTGTCACCTGCGTAACTACTATCATAAATAGAACCTGCGCCAATGTTATTTGTGGCTAATTTACCAAAACCATTTGTGTTGTTCTTTGCTGCTTGCCCCCATCCGTTTGTAACTGCCATAATCTTAATTTAATACCCATCCACCAAAATCATCTTGGTAATCTGGACTGATGTCATCATTTGAATTAGTATAATATTCTGGAAACATGCTACTTGCGTTAAAATTTAAAAAGTCAATCATTCTTGTAGAATAATACTGAGCAGCATCTCTTTCTTTTTCTACCATTTTATCAATCTCTTCACTTGTTAGTGCTGTTGCATTTTCAGGATTGTTTCTGTACACACCACCGTTTCCAATTGTAACACTTAAATAAGGCAATGCATACATCATTGCATAATGAATTAAAACTGGTTTGATATAATCGTTAACTAATGTCAAATAGTTACCTGTTAGTGTTTGTGGATTTGCAGTAATGTCTGCAGATATTTTGTCATAAAGTTTACTTCCTAATAACCTTTGAATGTCTATATCTTGGGCCATGTCTATATAAGGAAGCAGTTTATCAGTATCAATGTTTCCATTGGCTGCTGTAAACCTTGTAATGTCTTTTCTTTGTATGAATAATGCTTTTGCCATTTTATTTCTTTTTAGGTGGATTTACAAAGCCCTCATTTGGCATATCTCTTGGTGCAACTGAAACCTTTTGTTCGTTTACAGGCGCTTTAAATCCTTTGCTTCTTGCTTGTCCTGTTGTTATTTCAGTTTTTTTACCATCTTTTATTTGGTAGGTTTTACGATACCAGCGATGGGAGCATCTCGCACCGCCCTTATAAAGCCAAATTGAATAAGTATCTGAACCACCTTTGCCAAATCCAGCATTAACTACTTTATTGCTCATCCTTAGTATGTCTTCTTTTCGATATACCTTATCAGCAGCAACCATTTTCTTGCAAAACTCTCTTGAATTTGCACTTACTTTTTTAGGTGAATAAGTATATCTAACTAAAAATTCAACGCCTTGCTGACTTTGTTGTTTACTTGTGCCATCCTGTTCACTTTTAGCGTTTGGATAAGCTCTTCCAGTAGAAGTAAGTTTTAGCATTTTATCTAGTCTTTCTTCTTGGTCATAATCAACCTCCATTTCATCAATCACATCATACTTTTTTAAAAGCTCTGATTCATCTTCTCCTAAATCAATCAACTCATCTGCAACTGTGTTTAGCTCATCATCTGAAATAGTAGGAGTTTTTTTAAAAGCCATCATTTCAATTTCTTGTTCTTGCTTAACTCCTGTTTCTTCTTCAATTACTTCTTCATTAGTAACCTCAATATCCATAAACTCTAAAGGATCAAGTGTCTTAAAGTATAGATTAAGTGAAATGTTATTTACTGCCAAAACCTCATCTAAACAGTCTATAATTAAATCTTGATAAGGTCTTATAGTAGTGTTTGAAAACAGTCTTTGAGCGTTCTCTATTTCCTCTGAATTAGAACCAAGACCACTGTTTCCATCTCTTAATCCTAGCAATAATGGACTCGTGACTCTGTGAGATAGTAAAATCTTTTTAGAACACTCTTCACTTAAATATTGATAGTGTTGAGGTGCATCATTTAATGGTATATCTTCAACAGTTGTCTTTTGTTCTGCATTGTGATTAAAAGCAATAATACACTTTTCGCCAAATGAACCTGTTAGCTTGTTCATCACTTGGCTTTTAATTTGTTGCATTTTTTCTTCTGATGGAATACCTGAGTTAAAATTTATAACCTTAGTCCCCGAAAAAGAGTTTTGAGCATCATTGATTAAGTAGTCTGCAATCTCCTTCTCCAAAGTAGCATAAGAAGTAGAATAATCTGCTGGAGATATATAATGATAACCTGTAACATATCTTTTAATAATCTTTACTTCATTGCCTGTTCCTTTACTACCAAAAACAGGTATTTTAGTTAGTTCAGTGTTGTT